AAAGTTCTTACAGATTTTAAATATCTAATTCTGTTTACTTGGTTTGATGCAATAGTATAAACCATAGCATCATCTGCGTTAGTACCAGTGGTCATGTTTTCATAATCACCAGACTTTGAAAAAAATAATGTTTGTGGTTCTGTATCTGTACCAGCAAAAACTAATCTTTGTTCAAAGAAAGAGACTGTTGAAGGATGTCCAGTTGTATCTGAAAAAGCTCCAAGCTTCCAATCTGTAACTGCACTCGTATTATCAAAGTCATCTCTTACTGTAGCATCCACAACGGTTGCTGAAGTAAATCCAGTTATCTTTGCATAACCGTTTGAAAATCTTACTAATCGATTTACATCTGTTGATGCAAAAGTTGATGCAGATGCAGTGATCGTAATACTACCAGTAGTACCAGACGGTGTTAGTGTTGTTGCTGTATCGTTAGCAATCAAATAAGGACCATCTGTAAATTCTATTTCTGTTAAGGTCCAAGATGTATGGCCAGTTCTACTAAGTTTTCTAGCACCTCTACTTGGATGAACTATGTAAAGTACATCTGCAGACTGAGCAAATTTTAAATCAAATAGTTCAGCTTCTAAATATGGTGTTGATATTTCAAAAGCAGATCCACCTGAGAGTACTTGTCCTTTGTCTTTGTAAACTCTCATGTACTGATCTCCAAACTCTAATACATAAGCCTGGACAGTTGAGAACTCAAAAGGAATTAATCTTGTTTTCTTTGCACTTGTTTTAACTTCAGAAATAAATTGTGTACCTACTCTTCTTGTTGCTGCACCTTGAGGATGGATCAACATATTAGTAAGTTGTTTTGCTCCAGAATTATATTTAGCAAAATCTATTCTTCCTGATAATTTATCCCCAAGTTCTCCAGAAACAAAACTTGTTAGTGCAAGTGTAGTTCTTGGCATTATAATCTCGCATCTGTAAATTCGTTGCTTTCTACAGTTCCAAGACTGTTTTCTGTAGCATCGATAAATCTAGCTTCTCTTAATCTTTCATCTGCAATTGATTGATAATTATTTGATAAAGTTGCGTTGTTTGTAATTGCATAAGCAATATCTGCTGCCAAAGCTGCTGATAAAGCTTCATTAAAATAACTATCGTAAAGATTAGGATCTGTAATTAAAGCTATATAAACTAAGAATATTGTACCTTCATCTGTTTTAATTTTTCTTCCTTCAACAACGTATGGCAAATCATCTTTAATACTATCTGTTGTACCAGTATGTACTTTTAAAACTCTCAAGCAATCACTTGGTAAAGTATATTGATTAGCATACTCAACTACTGGAGCTGTACTGTCTTTTGCTAACTGAACTCTTTTTGTTGCAAAGTTCCAAGCATGACTTCTAAAAGTTCTATTTCTTATTGGTTCGTATCTTTGATTACAAAGTCTAGCGTTCTTACTATCCTCAGTTAAAGATGAAATTGTACTAGCTCCCAGCAAGTTTAGCGCTGAGTTGCAGATGTCAACAACAGATGCCATTATATGTTTGCTCCTAATTTTTTACATTCAAATCTTACAGCTATCTTATTCTCGTTTATGTAATCTTTATCCCACTCTTCAAGTGCTTCTAAGTTTCTAAAAGTTTGTTGTGAAACTCCATAACCAGCATTTACACAATCGTAATGATTTTCAAATTGATACATAGAGATAGTGCTTGAAGGACACTCTCCAGTTACCATGCTGCATAGATATAAAATTAAAATATATTTCATTAAAAAAATTCTGAAAGACTTGGCAGATATTTCACCGCCAAGTCTAATTGCAGTAACTGCGTATTAATTAACAACGTATGAAATATTCCAAGACAATGTTCCAGCAGTACCACCAGCAGCACTGAAAGTAACTGCTATGTAGAAATAACCGCCTGGATCTGTAGTGTCTCCAGCAAGTTCATACATTTTCTTACCAGCTGTATCGATGTTAGCAGCTTCAAATCTGACATCTGCCATAGCTGCTGCATCTGCAACATCTGTAGCAAAGACATCTTCGTCTTTCACTGTTCCATCTGTAGTGTAAATTCCAACATTGAATGTACATGATCCACCAAAAGTGTCAGAGCCAACAAATAAACTTGGCACTGCTGCGTTTGATGGGATCGGTGCTAACATTACAATATCGTCATTATCACTGTCACCAGCCGCAAGCTCAACTGTTCCATGTGCAGTTCTAAGAACTCCATGCAATTCAGCTGCGTTGTTTTTAACTTGAGGAGTAGCCTCAAAGTTTGCCACTAAGTCTGTATTTTTAGTACCCATTTGATTTAACCTCCTCTATTACGCTTCGTGTGCTTCGATAGTTACGACTTTTTCTTCTTCCATTCTAGTCGCTCCCATTGTCATGCAAACGTAAACTTGTGTTGCGTAACCTTTGTCAGATCTCTCATCAATTCTAGTCATGATGTCTTGACCTAACGCCAACTTGATACCATCACCAGCATAAGCTAAGCATAATCTTTTGCTTGATGCGATTGATAGTCTGTTAGAAGTTACGAAGTTAAAACCTAGAAATGTTGAAATTTCTCCATTTGCCAAAGCTTTAACTGTATTAAAATCCGAAGATGTAACTTGAGTAGTTCCTAATAAATCAGAGATTTGTTTTGGACCTACAACAAGGTATCTCGGAATACTTGGATCAACAGATGCGCTATCAAATTTCTCTTTAGCAGATCTTAATTTTGCAATTGTTAATCCGTCTGTACCACTTTCAGTAATTTTTTGCGCTGAAGGTAATACGACTGAAGTTGAACCAGTCTCACCTGAAAACGCTGTACCACTGATAGCAGTAATGATTTCATCATCCATAGCTCTACCTAAAGCAAATGCTGCGGCTTGTGCATAAGATGATGTTGGATCGATTAGAGTTCTAACCTGATCTTGTTTGTCGATCAAGTCAGCGTACTCATAATCAACCATACTCACTCTTCTACGTGCGTGTGGAGTATCAATCTGTGGAGTGTCTCCATGTCTTGAAACTCTTTTTACTGCTGTAGCGACACCTACTTGTTCAAAGAACGCATTCTTTGCTTGTACAGTTTCACTATCTACAGTGTTACGTAGGAGAGAGCCTTTTTGTTGTGACAACATTTGTACATTGTTTGAATACTGCTGTACAAAAGCTGTAGTTATTTGAATACTCATAATAAGTATCTCCTATGTGTTGATTATTGATTTGATCGATTTGATTTTCCGCAAAGCGGATCTCGTCTTTACATTTATAGTCTGCAATTAGACTTTTTTTCGAGCGGTCTTTCGATTGTCGCTAGAAATCTGTTTTACCCAGTTAAAATATTTTGTTGCTTTATCGAGCGGATCTCTTCGTTCGTTCTCAGGTCCAAACTCTGTAGCAAGTCTTAAACATTCTAATCTGATTTCAATATCTGTTATCTGTCCTTGAGGATCAAACTTTTCATTAGCCATTTAGTTGCTCTCTAAGTTTGAAAACTCTATCAACAGTTTTTGCATGGTTAGGATGAGTTTTGTTCCAGTATGGTGATCCATCTTCAGTAAGTTCAGATATTTCTTTTTCTATCTCACTTGCTGTTTGATAATCAATCCCATCACCTTTAACTAATTCATCTTCAGATAATTTATCTGCTAACATTGAAAAAGCTTTTACGACTTGAGCATTATCACCTAATCTAGTTCCATCATTAAGAACAGCATTATTTAAAATATCGTTTCCTAATGTTTCTACTGCAAGTCTTTTAGCTTGATCTAATCGCTTATTGTATTCTGGACCAAACTCTTTTTTAAGTTCAGCCATAGCCTCAGTTTGTTTTGCTTCAAAAGTTTTTACTCTATCTGCCTCTGTTTGAGTATTAAGTTCATTATAAAACTTAATAATACGTTCAGCTTGTTTTGGGAGTAAACCTATTCTATGAGCTGTCTCATTAAATTGTTTGAGTTGCTCAGGATCAACTTCATTATCAAATGAATATTTATAATCCTCAGGTTTGTTTGGTCTGCCTAATTTATTATAGACCTCTTCCCAGTCTTCGTCTGTTGCCATCTTATTAGGAATAGCAACTTTGTTAG